AAGCGGAGAAGTCGCATATTCAAATCAGACACCTGTTACGCGTGACGTGTGCAACAATCCGGATTCTATATGCGGACTTGATACTATGGTCGCATTTTCAACCGACCGCGGTCTTATGGTAATTAACGGAACTGTTACAGAGCTAATCTCGGAAAAGATATACGGATTCCTTTCTTCATGTTCCGTATCTTCACCTATAATAGTTAAGATATTAGATGTAGCTTCTCTGGGTGACGATATATCAAGCGTTGTATTCCCTGACTATATAGAAGAAGCAAAGATAGGATACAACTATGAAGCAAAGGAAATTGTTGTTGCAAACATGAATTTTCCTTATTCGTACGTTTATTCATTGAAGACCGGGGAATGGCATAAAATATCACAGAATATAGATTCATTCGTCAACTCCTACCCTTACACGTGGGCTGTAAGCGGAAACCAGATACTTGACCTTAACAACACCCATAGAAGCGTGTCTACCATAGCACTTATAAGCAGGCCTATCAAGATGGGTACTCTTACACACAAGCGAATACTTCAGACAGCTTTAAGAGGAATAGTAAAAAGAAGCCTTTCCGACCTTTACATAAAAGGTGAGCCGGTAATGTTCAGAGGTGACACGGTAGATATATTTTCTGACGTAGGAATGTATGTACTTGCTTCAAATGACGCTGAACACTTTGAACTGGTTGCTAAAAAGGAAAAGATGGCTGATATAAGGGACCTGGTTACAAAGATGAACAAGAGCAGGCCATACAAATACTTCATGGTGTGTCTTGTAGGAGGTGTTAGGACTGACGTATCAATCAACTACATAGAAATGAATGTGGATGAAAGCTTTACGAACAGGCTCAGATAGAAAAAAGAAAAGGGAAGTTTTTAGCTTCCCTTTCTTATATTCCCATGTT